GCAACTTATTCCATCAAATAAAGATAGCACGTTTATTTTGCTTCCTACGTCAGTAATTTTGCCACCGCTCAAAAAAATATTATTACTCATTTCGTTTTTCATTTTAAAGTTCATTTCTATTTAACCGCCATACAGTGTACAACACGTGCTATAATGCATTGCGAAAAGCAACGCACCATAGCACCATTCGTTAGCAACAACCCTAAGAGTGCCACTCTGTAACATCAAATTCAGATGGTATTAATCCAAGTGTTTCACCATTATCTAAAATGGCAGAAACCGCCCCATATGAGTTTACCCATACCAAATATTCATTATCCTTTAAGCAAATTGTATCTTCCTTAATTCCAAGTATCGGGGCTAATTCCATCAAATCAGGTCTAACAGTTTTGGCAACTTTTACTTTTAATGGTACTCTGCCTTTGTAATTAGCTGGATATGCCGACCTTCCCTTTCTATCAGACTTCCATTTTAGAGCAGGGGATGTAAGGGCAGTTTCTAACATCGCATCATACGGCATAGCCTCGGTTTGTGGGTTATTCTTACTTTCGTTTTTCATATCTATGTTATTTTTAACTTGATAATTCAGTTCATTTAATACGGCTACGACCGCATATGCGTAGCCGTTATATTTCAAGCGGCAAAAATAAGCCGCCAGAATATAACAATAATAATTCAATCTTATTTTGATAATGTTTCAATCAAAGCAAGTTCTGTCTTCTTCCAGTTGTTCTTTTTTAAACGCGTGTAAAGTGTGACCTTTGACAGACCAAGTTTTTCAGCAAGGTCATTGTCATTTTGTGCTTCTTGTCTTAACTGATAAGCCTTGTTTGTTGCTTCCAGTTGTTTAATTGTAGGCTGTTTTTTATTCATGATTATTTGTTTTATTATTAAGGTCTGATTGTGCTTTTGCTTTTATGCTTTTCTGAAAGTCTTCAACAAGTTTGAAATGATTAAATACTTTCAAATAAATATCAAAGCAAGTCAATTGTTTTCCCAAATCTTCAAACTTCCTGACGTTGTGTAATACGGAAGCATGGTTGTAATTCGGGCGCAAGGTGTTTGCTATAATAGCAAGGGAAGAAATTGTAAGTTGTTTGCACAACTTACAATATATTTTCTTCAGGTCTGAAAATTCACGTTTGTTTGACTTTATGCCAATATCTTCAACGCCTGTGAATTCCTGAATCTTTTCTTTTATTTCCTTACATTCAAACATTATGTTGTCATGTTTAAAGTGATAGTCTGATAATAGATCATAGCCAGTTCAATTGACTTCAACATGATTTGTTCAAGTTCAATGTCACGGGCAAATGAAAAGGTCTTGACGCGTTCTTCTTGATTGTAAAGTTTTGAATCTTCATAAAGGAAGTTTCTGTTGAATTGCTCAATTAAAGGAAAATACTTTTCCATTGAATCGTCAATTATATTATGCTGAAAACAATATCTTTTATATTCTTCCATAAGAACGTCAGGGGGGCAATCAACAAGGCAATGACGCAAGCGGAAAATATCAGCGTCATACAAATACAAATAAGACCTTCCTTGCCATTCATACCCTGTTGTCAATTCAGCGTTCATGAAGGTTCGCGGGTTCCAAGAACATTTGGTGTCATCTACAATCTTGATGTCTTCTGTCTTCCCGTCTTCTTCTGTTGGAACGCCTTTGAATTCCGTCACAACGTCACATTCACCCGTCAAGTTGCCCTTGTGAACACGCTTGTCATTCTTGATGTACATAATATTATCAACGTATGAAATTAGATTGATTGCGTCTTCTTCAGCCTGAAGACCTTTGCGAAACTTTTTGTCAGTCACTTCTTCTTCAAAGCCTTTTTCATTTTTAAGCCAGACTTCTTTGACGTAAGTTTTCGCGCCCTGTGACAATTCGGGGGGTCTGGCGTTGCTTTCTTTCAATGCTTGAAGTCTTGCTTCCTGTGTTTCAGTTAAGCCTTTAGGACGCTTTAAACGGCTTTTGTATTCTTCACGCTTTTCAGTTAATTTGTCGGTCAGCGTTCCGCCGTCATCAAGTTTCTTGTTCCAAGTGTCAAGTTCAGTCTGTTGCTTTTCAGTTAAGCCAACAACGCTGATCTTTGTTGCTTCAAGTGTTTCCATTTCCTGACGTTGTTTTTCAGTCAGACCGTTTCTAATTAAGCCGCCCGCAAGCAAACCAATTTTTGAACTTCTGAAAAAGATTTGTGCAAGGGGTGTTTTGAAATTGGGTGTTGAATTTTCTGTTGTCATGATTTTAAAATTTAATTGTTTGAATAAATTGTTGTTGATAATAATGAAGCAAAAGGGCTTGAACTTACTGAACGGACAAGACATTGATTGTCTTCCTTTGCCCGTTGTTCAAGTGCAATTTCATTCGCCTTGAAGATTGCTTCAGCGTCATTGTCAGCCCAAATGTAAAATTCTGTTGTTACGGTGTAACGGTTCTTTTTTTCTGGCATGATTAATTTTCTATAAGAATTAAAGATTCAATTTTTGAAATAAGAAGTTGTTCCTGTTCTGAAGTCAAAACAAGGTCTTCATTTTCATCTTCAGAAAAAATGACAGGGTCTTTAATGTAAATTGATTCACCGTATGAATGAAATGAAGGCGGCGTGAAATAGTCACCCGCGTCAATTTTACCAGATTCGTACACGCTGACATTTGCAAAAACGCTGTTCTTGCCTGTCAAAATTTCGTGGTCTTCTGATTCAAATTGACCTTCTTCACCTGACCAGTCAAGATGAACTTTGACGGGCGGAATTGATTCAAGAATTTGATTGAAAACGGTTTGATTTATGTTCATAATATTTATATTGATTGAGGTACAAAATTAAACTAAATTATTTAAAGACCTAATTAAAACAGTAAAAAATTAAACTGTGTTAATTAGACCCTGTAAAAACGCCCGTTTCCCAGATATTTCAATTGAAACATTTCAGCAAGTTCTTTGTCTGATAGTTTCTTGAAATAATCCGTGACCATTGCTTCAGGCATATTTGAATAGTCAAGCAAAAACCATTTATAAATAATATTACGGGTTATCACTTGCTGGGGTTTTTAAAACGCGGTTCATATGTTGTTTCAGAAGGTTCTTTGAATCTTCAGTTTCTTTGGCAGTATAAAGCCATTGTTCATAAATGTATTCAATCTGACTGACCTGAACACAGCCTTTCAAGAAGTGTGACAGGCGTTCAAGTTTCTTGTTGTCACCGTGTTTCAATTTGGGGGCTTCTTCAGTCTTCTTTTCTTCAGCGTGTTCTTGTCCGTAAATATCCCAACAAAAACCAAGTTCAGAAGCACACTTTTTGAAGGCGTCTGAAGCCGCTGACTTATATCCGTTGCCAATATCTGAAGCGTTGAAATAAGTCTTTGTTCCGCCTTCATTTGTTGTTGACTTGACGTTCAGATAATGTTGCCCAAACTGTTCACGGGAAATGTCAGTTGTTCCCGTGTGAATGGTCAGGCATCCATGTACAAGCGTTTCTTTTGTGCTTTGGATAAATTCACGGCTTTTGATTTCAAAGGTGAAATTGCCGCCAGAAACAAGCATGACAAGGGCTTTCACATAAGCAACTTTGACAGACTTGTAAGCAAAGCCGCTTTTGTCTTGTTTCACTTCAATTTCTGAAGCGGGCGTCTTCCTGTTTATGATCTTCATTTGCGCTTCATTGAAGATAGGGCTTTGACTGTTGAACATTTCAAGTTCCTTCCTTGAAAAATACGTTGATTTTCTCATAATAAATGTTTTAAGATTGTTTGATACTTGCTGAATTAATCAGCGTTAAAATTTCGGCTGTGTTGTTGACTGGAATGTTACCGCCGTGTTGCGCTTTCGCGTTCAATAGTTGCTGTCTTTTAATTCCAAGTTCTTCACTCATACTGTCAATCTTCAAGTTGCTGATTGCGTCAAGAAGTTGATTGATTGTTTTAAGCCTCATTGCTTTAAATTTTAAATTAATAATTAAATTGACGGTACAAAATTAAACTAAAATTTTGAATAAACAAGTAAAATGTAGTTTATTTTTAAACTAATTATTTAAGGGTGAAAATTATTGCTTCAGGTCTTTTATAAACGCCCTTACAACGTCATTTGTATCTGGCGCAATGTAGGGTTCCAGATTGAAATTGAAGAACAGGCGCAAAGCCTTTGAAAGCCTAATGTCTTTGATCAATTGAATTGAAATGTCTTGAACAAGGTTTTCTTCAAGAAAGGTTTTGATTTGCTGAAGGTGTTCTTCAGGAATTGAATTTTCCATTTGCTTAAATTTATATTGAAACTGTTGTTGATTTGATAAGAAAGTTTAATTTATAGGCTTCTTTGGGGTTGTTGTGAATCCAGACATGACCTTTGCGGGAAACGGCAAGCCAGAAAGGCACATAATTCAACAACTTCCCTTTCCTTCCCGCTTTGTGATGAATTTCTTTTGCAAACCTTTGTTCCTTGAAGATAAGACTGGCAACAGGACAAAGCGCGTTTTCAGGCTTTGCAAGAAAGACTTTGCGCTTCTTTGAATAAATATAGTTTTCACCTTTCCTTCTGTCTGAAACGGGCTTGATTGCTTTGCGTTGGGGCTTTGGCTTTGACTTCTGGCTTTTGTAAGCGCAAGCGGGTGAACAGAACTTGTCTGTTGTCCTGTAAATCTTGAATTCTTTGTTGCACCCTTTACAGGCGCAAATTTTTGTGGGCTTGATCTTCATGAATTACTTTTTCTTTTGGATTGCTTCAGAATTGACTTTGATATACTTACGGACATAAAGCCGCAATTGATGACTTGGTGTTGTGAAGTTATCTTGACAGACCTTTTTAAATTCAGCCTTGACTTCATCTTCAACTTTGAAGTTAATTATTTTGTCTTTTGACATTATTCTTGATTTAAAAGGTTTAATTCTTCAAGGGCTTTGATAAGCGGAACGCGTATTGAATGAAGAAGTTTTTCCTTTCCAGTTCCTTTGCATTTGGGGCAATCCTGAACAAAATTCATTTTCCTGAATGAAAGGTTCTTCTTTGATTTTCCGTCACACACAGAACACTTGACAAGCGTGTAAGTATGCTTAATGACCATAAATTCTGATTGTTTGTCTTCCATGACTTAAAGGTTTTTATATTTATGAATGATATAAAATTCAATTGCAATTCCTATCACAAGTGCAATGACTAAATATTGATAAAATTCCATGATTAATTTTTTTTAAGGTTTCCAGAACTAAGAATTTCACCCAAATAAATAAGAATGTCACCTTCTTCAATAGATACTTCAAGACCGTTTGAATATTTGCCCAAAGACTTCTTCTTGCAAGTATCAAAACCATTAAAGATTGAAATGAAGAACGGCGCGTTTTTTTTATAGCCGTGTGTAAACTTGACAACGTCAAATTCTTTTCTTGTTCCGTTTGAATTAAACAGGCGGCTTTTTATCCAGTCAGACGGCTTGCGGAATTCAATTGTTTTTTCACCCGTGACCATTACTTGAAACGGGGCTTCTGACAATGTTAGGTGAAGTGTTGAATGATTCATTTGCTTACTAATATTTACTAAGGTTTAAAATTAAATTGTTAAAAAAATTATTTACGTTCAATTCAAAAATTCATCAAAATCAATAAAGCGTTGATAATTAATGAACTAAATAATGAAACATAAAACAAAGTATTACAAAGTAAAACAATTAATTAATACAAAGTATAAATAAAAGTAAATAAAAGTGTTTCAAAGGACTGGCAAATTGCCCTGAATGACATATTCAATATATCTTTGTATTGATGAAAGCAACAATTTATATATCTGGTAAAATCGGAAAAGACACAACGCTTGTTGATGTAATAAGACAGTTCAAATCTTATGATGAACCTGAAGGCGTTGAAGTAATTGTTCATTCAGTTGGCGGAAGTGTCAGAGAAGGTGAAGCAATTTATAACTATTTGAACGCCCTGAAAACTGAAATGTCTGTTGACACATATACAGACAAGGCTTATTCAATTTCAGCAAAGATTTTTTCTGTTGGTGACAACAGGATTGTTGAAGATATTGACAAAGCCCTTATGATTCATTTTGCGTGGGCGAATGTTCAGGGTAACGCTGAAAGGCTTGAAATTGTTGCTGAAGCATTGCGCGAAATGGAAAACGAATTTGCAACATATTATTCTGAATTTCTTGGAATAGACAATGAAACAGTCAGGAACCTTCTTGACAATGAAACTTTTGTTTCTGGTTCTGATTCTGTTGAACTTGGATTTGCAACGGAAATGAAAATGACGGCGAAGGCTGTTGCTGAATATACAATTGATAATTCATTAAATATTAAAACCATGACAAAGAAGAAAAATGACAAAGGATTCTTCAAAAAGTTGATTTCGGACATTAACGCGTATTTGACAGAAGATGAAAAAGGCGTTGAAATTAACGCTGAAATGACCCTTCAAGATTCAAACGGAACAGACATTTTGTTTCCTGACCTTGAAAGCGGTGAAGTTCCAAAAGTTGGTGACGCGGCAACACTTGACGGGGTTGCAATTACTGACGGTTCTTACATTATGCCTTCACTTGAAGAAAAGACCCTTGTTTTTGTAGGCGGTGCAATCACAGAAATTGTTGAAAAAGTTGTTGAAGAAAAAATTGTTGCTGAAGAAGTTCAGGAAATTTCTGTTTGGACAATGGAAGTATTGAACACAACTTTTGCAGTTGGTGACAAAGTGACCCGCAACGGTTGGGAAGAAGAAACAGAAGAAAGTGTTGGTTCAGGTGAATTCATTTTGACTGACGGAAGAAGGGTTGTCACAGACGCTTCAGGCGTTATTGTTTTAATTAAGGAAGCGGAAGCCGCTGAAGCAATTGTTGAACCTGAAGCAAGCCTTGAAGAACTGATTGAAAAAGTTACTGCAAAAGTGACTGTGAAAATCAAGGCTGAATTTGAAGAAAAGATTTCATTGAAGGAAAATGAAATTGTAAACCTGAAAAAGAAAATTGGAAGCAAGGAAATTGAAGCGGAAGCGCGTGACCTTGAAGACAACAAACCAATTGAAAAAAAGACAGGGGCTTCAATGCTGACAACAAGAAAAAAATCACAATAAACGGTTCAGTTTTATTGATAGTAAAAAGAAGAATTAAATTAATAATTGACATTTAAAAATTAGAAAAAATGACTTACGTTGTAACAAATTTTACAGATTATGTTGGAAGGGAAAATGAATTCTTGACAGCAACATTGTTTTCAGGTGGCGACACAGGGAAATTTGCACGTTTCATGACAGACGTGAAAGGGAAAACTTCAATTCCGAACATTGCGGGTGACGCAACAATTCAGAAGGGTACTTGCAAGACGGCTTCAGGTACAACAACAATCACAGAATATTTCATTGAAACAACTCAATGGGAATATTATGAAGGATTCTGTCAAGATGACCTTCAAAAGAAGTTTCCAAACACAGTACTTGCGCCAGGCAGTTCAAACCATGACGCGCCTTCAGGTTGGGAAGAAAAAACTGTTGATGTGAAGGTTGCTTCAATTCAGAAAACACTTGAATTGACTTACTGGCAAGGTGACACAGCGGGAACTTACACTTTGTTTGACGGCTTCATTAAATTGATTGACGCGGCGGGTGACGCTGTTGACGGAAACACAACTTCCGCAACTTCAATTACGGCTTCAAATGTAATTGGCTTAGTTGATGACATAGTTGTTGCGGCTGACGTTGATGTGAAAGAAGCGGACGATTTCAACGTTCTTGTTGGAAATGATACTTTTGACCTTTACATTCAGGCTGTGAAGACAGCAAATAATTATCATTTATCAGCGGACAACAACGGTGAAACTTACATGATAGGCGGTTCAGGAAAAGTGTTGCGTAAGGTGCGCGGCTTGAACGGAACTGACAGAATGTTTGCGGGGCGTGGTTCTGACTTTGTTGTTGGAATGGACGTTGAAGGTGAAGAAGATATTATCAAAATTTGGTATTCTGAAGATGATGACCTTGTTTATTTCAGAACAAAGGCGAAGTCTGGCGTTGTTCCAGTTCACACTTCACAAATAGTTGAATTCACTTTGACCGTATAATTTTAGTGATTTGGAAGGCTGACAAAATCAGTCTTCCTTTTCAAATTGATTCACATTAAAAAATTAAAAAGATGAAAAATTTATTAATATTTATGATTATTTTTTCAACTTCATTTTTAATGGTTCAGGGTCAGAATGAATTTGATTATGACCAAGTGCTTGAAAAGAATGAAGTCTTGAAACAATACAGGGGTGAAGCCGCTGACACGGTTTCAACAAATCAAACAACTTTCACTTACACAATCTTCAATGAAGGTCAAGAATATTTGAAAGAAAGTTTCACTAATTATTGGGAAATTGCCATTGATAGTGTTTCAGGCACGGCGGCAACAGTTTCAATTGCATATCAAAGACGCAAGAACATTTTCAATGTTTGGGTAACTGATTCAACGCAAATTTTTGGCGGAACACAGTCAGACACAACACTTGTTTATTATGATTCAAGCGCAAAGCCAGACCCTTACAGGCGAATAAAAGTCACTTACGGTTCAGGCTTCAAAGTAAAAATTGACTGGCTGTCAGGTTTGTTCTTACTTGAATAGGCTTTGCGGTTGGATTTATATTGATTGAATAGGAAGCGCGGCTTCTGGTCGCGTTTCCGTTCTTAATAAGATTAATTAAAAAAAAATAATAAATAGAAATTATGGCTGAATGTTCAAAAAAATTAACAACAGACCTTTTATTTGATTGCGCTGACACGCCAAAGAAAGGGATTGACGGAGGAAAAGCCGTTGTAATAAATTGGGAAGACATTGACTTTGCGGCGTCAACAATGACAGGCGCAATGATAACTGACTTAGTTTTGAAGTCAGGAACAACAGGGCTTTCTTTAGAATGGTATAAAGACCTTGCAAGCGCAAATTCTGCATTTGCACCAAACACGGAAGACATTGACGGCTTTCTTCATAACTTCCTTGCACGTATGGCAACAACAACAGTTGAACACGCTGAACGCGCAAATGAATTGAAGAACGGACGCTTCATTGTTGTCTATGAAAGTAGATACAAGGGGACTGATTCGGCTGACGCTTTCAAGGTGCGCGGTTGGGCTTCTGGTCTGATTGTTTCTGAAATGGTAGAAAACACCCTTGAAAATTCAGGTTCAATCTTGTTCACCCTTTCTTCTGAAGAAGGTGCAAATGAACCTTATCCGTATAATGTATTTCTTGAAACTGATTTTGCAACTTCAAAAGTTTCTTTTGACGCTTTATTTGAAACAGTATAATTCATAAAACTTGAAGGCGGGGTGACTTTGGTTGTTCCGCCTTTTTAACAATCAGAAAAAATGGGTTTTGAATTTCAAAAAAGCAAATTGACAATTCCTGAAATTCTTGACGGAACTGACAAAACCATTATTGCAAACATTAACTTGCTTGCAAAAGATTATCTTGAAAAGACAGGGCGCAAAGTTTGCCGTTCTTGTCCGTCAGATATGCAATACATGATTTTATCACTAAAAAATATTTATAAGATGACACAATTTAAATTCAAACGTCACGCCGCAATATATAAAGACAAAAAGGGTGACAAAGTTTCAATATCAAACGCAACAATGACTGACAAAACAGCCGTTGCATTTCTTCAGACTAATCCTGAAAGAATAAGACTGTTTTCAGAATACCCTTCAAACTGGGAAACAATGTTGTTTTCTGATGAAGAAGAAACTGAAGCAAACAAAGACTTGCGCCTTGCCGCTGAAGCGGAAGCGAAGGTTGTTGCTGAAGCCGCTGAAAAAGCCGATGAAGTTCCAGAAGAAAAAGAAGTTGAAGAAGAAGTGATTGTCAAAGATTCTGAAGAACTTGAATCAGACGCGGTCAAGGAAGCAACTGAAGCCGCTGAAAAAGCCGCTGAAGCCGCAATGGATCCTGAAAGAAGGGAACTTGAAAGAATGTCTTTGAAGCATTTGCGCGCCAAATATCCAGACATAAAAGCAACTTCAATCAAAGCATTTGTTGACGCTGTTCTTGCATAGTAATAAATTATAAACCAAGTCAAAAAGGCTTTATTTTGCTTCAGAAGTAAAGTGAAGCCTTTTTTTGTTATACTTTTGAAAAATGAAATTACACTTTGAAAATGTGAAAGGGTCAGTTCTTGACATTAAACAGGACAAAAGAACAGAATGTTTCAATTTTGGTTCTGACAACGCTGAACCTTCTTTGATTGAAGCATTAATCAGAATGTCAGTCACTTCAAAAAATTGCGCTGACAGGGCTTCAAAAGCCATTTACGGCAAATCATTTGGCGAAGTTGGAAAAGCCATTGTAAACAGCAAAGGTCAAAGCCTGAATGAAGTCTTGCGAATTGCGGGGCGTGAATATGCCAGACAAAACAATTGCTATTTACAAATATCATACAACGCAAATATTGAATTCAGTTCAATTGTTGTTGTTCCTGTTCCAGAAGTCAGAATTGGGAAGGCTGATGACAAAGGCTATTCAGGAAAATTCATTGTGTATAATAATTGGGATAAGTCGAAAAGCGGAAAAATAATGAAGTCAGACTTTGTTTTGTTTGACAAGTTCAATTCTGACAAGACCATTGTTGAAGGTCAAATCAGAAAGTCAGCGGAAAACAAAGACCCTGAAGCAAAAATTGAAGACTTGATTTCAGAATACAACGGGCAAATTCTTCACATTAAAAAAGACGCGTATTTCAAATATTCAACAAGTGACCTTGAAAGCGCAATGTCTGAAGCATTACTTGAAGCAAATTCACAGACGTTCAGAAGTAAAGGGGCGCAAAAAGGGTTCTTGAATACTAAATTGCTGACCGTTCAGCCCTTCAATGATGAAGACCAGAGGAAAGAATTCAAGAAAGACTTAAACGGGCTTAGAGGGGCGGAAAATTCAAGTGAAGTTCTTCTTCTGGAAGCAAGTCAAATGACTGATGACTTGTCAAAGGCAATTCAACTTCAAGACTTGTCAGGGGCTTACAATGACAAGCTGTTTGAATATTCTGACAAGCAAGCGGAACACAACATTTGCAAAGCCTTTGTTGTTCCTGTCATGTTGGTTTCACAATCAGACAATTCTTTGTTTGGTAATTCTGGCGAAATGCTGAAGGAAGCAAAACAGCAACTTTGGGAAAGCCGTGAAGAAGACCGTGACCAATTTGAAGAAGTATTCAATAATTTGATGAAGAAATTTTCAACGCCAATTGAAAGCAATCTGTCAATTGTCAATCCGTTCATTGATGAAGATGAAATTCAGGAAGCAAAGAACATCAACAAGAAAGCGCAAGCAAACTTGAAAGGTTCTGTTGGGGGTGTGACAGCGTTAATTGCAACAATAGGTCAAGTGAAGCAAGGTCTTATCACTAAGGAATCAGCCGTTGAAGTAATACGTTCAATTTATGGCTTCACAGAAGCAAAAGCAAAAGCCATGATTGGCGGCTTTGAAGATGAAGTCAAACCAACAGTTTAAAATTAAACAAATATGTCAAATATTATCACAGCAATAGAATTCGCAAGTTTCAGAAACATTTCACAGAAACTTGACACGGGCAAAATTGATGAATCAATAAGCCTTGCGCAACAGTCAGACCTTCTTAATATTTTAGGTGACTTTTATTTTGACGTTGTCAAGAATCAGTCTGAAGGAACCTATTCAGATTTAATGGACGGGTCAACATTTACTTATAATGGTTATGAATATGAACACGCGGGAATCAAAAGGCTTCTTGCTGATTATTCTTATTCAAGATTTGCTTCAGGCGGAAATATAAACTTCACGCCTTTTGGAATTCACAAGAAATTGTCAAACGATTCAGAACCTATTGACAGAAACACAGTCAAAGACATTTCAAAGCAAGCGCAAGTTGACGCGGGCATTAAGTTCAAATTCATTGAATATTATATTTTAAGTGAACCAACACTTTTTGAAAGGTATTGCAACGGGAAGCAACAAGGAACAAATTTTTCAACACAAAAATTCAGTAAACTTTAAAAAATACAAACAAATAAAAATGTCAAAGACAAACATTGTTCTTCTGATAATTATTGCGGTTTTGATTGTTTATATTTTAATGATAGGCAATTCAAAGCCTGAAGTCATTGTCATTCCGCCTGAAGAAAATTCAATTGTCATCAAAGACCCTGTTCCAGAAATAAGATTTGACACAATTTTTGTTGATTCAATTCAGGAAAAGGAAATTCTGAAGATCATAAAAATTGAAAATCCAGTCAATTCAGAATTATTGTCAAAATATGAACAGGCTGTTCAAGCAAATGACAGTTTGAAACAACTTCAACTTTATAAAAGCGCAATCACAGAAAGACTTTATAATGAAATTTTTGAAGATAGTGTTCAGACAATAACAGTTGATTCAAAGGTTGTGGGGGTCTTAAAACTTCAATCAATATCTTATGTGACAAAGGCAAAGAAATTGACCCTGAAGCCAGTTAAATTGAAGCCTTCATTATTTGTTGGGGCTTTTCTTGCTGTTCCAGTTGATATTCAAAAGGCTTCAAGTTTTGGCGTGAATGTTTCATTGATGAACAAGACAAAAAAACAATATTATTCAATAGGCATTGACAACAGAAAAAATATTTATCTTGGTGTCAGTTTTAAACTGTTTTAAATTATGAATGAAAGAATGACAAAAGTTGAAACAAATCTTGACAATATCAAAGAAGACGTGACTGAAATAAAAACAATGCTGACAGCGCACGTTGACAGGGAAACACGGCAATATTATGAAATGGAAAAAAGATTTGCGTCAAAATGGGTTCAGCCCGCTTTTGTGACGCTTCTTATTTCAATAACAATTGCGGCTTTGACTGTTGTAATTAAATTATAAAATAGAAAGAAGATGAAAGCAAAAGATATTTATATGTATGTATTAGGGGCAATTATTGTAATTGGCTTCTTTCTTGTTTTGTCCGTCATGATATTTGTGGGCGGTTATGACAAAGACTTGTCAATTGTTTTGGGGGCTTTGATTGCGGCGTTTTCAATGGTTGTTTCCTATTTCTTTGGAAGTTCAAAAGGTAGTTCAGATAAAAATGACATTTTAAAAAATAAAAATCAATAAAATGATATTAATAAACACAGTTGACACAAAATATTTCACCCTTGACGGCGTGACTTTAGCAAGAATTTATCAGCCATTGGCGCAAGGTTCTGAAGCAATTGGACTTTATTCAATTTATGACACAAGACAACAACTTGTGAATTCAACGAAATATGATGAATTTACAATTGACGGTTCAACTTACGCTTCGCAAGAATTGGCAATTGCGGCAATTCTGGCTGTGATTTGGTCAGGCGTTTCAGATTATGACGTTGAACAATTGACAGACCGTGTTGCAATCAATGAAGCGGACATTGAAAACCTTCAAGAAAACCAAGTGACAGGCGTTGAAGTTTATTCAACACTTGCTGACTTGCCCGCAATGGGAACGCTTCTTGTTTCTTATAAAGTTTCAAATGACCCAACGTCAACAAATAATGGTTTCTATCATTGGACGGGCGCGGCTTATGTCAAAGACGCTGATATAATGCTTGATATAGCTATACTTGCAAATGACCTTGATTTCAATAATAAAAAAGGCGTTCAAGTTGCTGACGGTGTTGCTTCAGGTGACGCAATCAACAAAGGTCAACATGACCTGAAGCAAGACGCTTCTGAATTTACTGATTTATTAGTTGATTTGTCAAATTCGGTTTTTGCGCAAGCGGGAACTGATTTGGCGTCTGGCACAATTTACACGCCTGACTTTTATGTCAATGGGATTGGAAATTTGACTTCTTATGTTGGTTATAATTCAACTGATTATATAAATATACGCGGTCAAGGTTCTGTCAGTTATATTGGTGAAGGATTGGAAGGTAGTACAGCAACGGCATTCTATGATGAAAGTAAAGTTTTTATTAGTTCAATTGTTGCGCATGGTGTTGCGGTCATAAGTGTTCCAGTAACAGCGTATTTTTTAAGAACTTGTTCAAATAAAGTAACAACACCATATTTGCAAGTGCTTGCTCAAGATAGCGTTGATTTGGCGGGTGAAAGGTTTGACGGTGTTGAAGACAGAACTGAAGCAAGTGAAGCAAACATTAAAGTCAATAGTGAAACAAGGGTTCTTGTTTACAAGCCAACTGTTGAAGATAAAAATAAATTAATTAATTACGGCAATTCAATTGTTGGTGACTTTTCAATTTCAGGAAATATTTCTTTGGAAGATGGGATAGCCTCGACAAACGCTTACACAAATGGAACTACATTTAGTGCATCGGTACTATTTACAATGCTGAATGATGAATCCTTCAACGCAATTGGATTTAATTTAAGCCCCTACTCTGGAACGGTTACAGCTGGTATATTGATAAAAATATTTGTGAATCATGTATTAGCAAGAACAATAAATATTGATAAATCTGATTTAGACTTTTTATCAGCCTTAGCACCTTTAACAACAGCAAACAGAAGTGAACATCTTATTATTGGGAACGTTGATTCACTTGATTTGGTGGCGGGTGACATTGTTTCTTTTAATGCAAAATATACTGATGATAGTTATATTAGAACGTCATATAATTCTGACAAAACTGTTTCTTCAACTTTTGCTTTATCTACAATTAATTTTGAAGTTGGTAATTGGGATGGAGAAACAGAACCAACGTTTTCCTCGAAGGCTTATACAATGGCATTGCTTTTATATAATTTTGAAACTATTTCAAAAATATTCACTTCAAATATTGAAACGCCAATATCAACAGAAGTTCAATTTGCGGGTGACAATTTTGCTTCTGTTTGGGCTGAATTTGCAAAGTCAATATTTAACAAGGTTATTTGTATAGGTGACAGCATGACGCAAGGATGGACTTCAATAGGAACTTTTAAGAATTTGTCATTTCCTAAATTCTTGCAAGACTTGTCAGGGTGGCAAGTAACAAACGCGGGTTGGGGTGGTTCAGCCCCTATAAGTTGGATGACAACGCATTTCAATCAAACTGGAATTGCTGAAAAAATTGATTTAACAATTACAGCAATACCAACAGTAAATGGAACAGTAACTTTGGAACTTGACGGCAATATTCAAAAAATAACTTTGAACACTTCAACTGAAACAACAACAAATTTAGTTGCGGAAAAGGTATTAAATGAAGTGTATTTTCCTGAATGGAATATGACTTTGTCAGGAAGTAAATTGACTTTTGAAAATAAGATAAAAAAAATATGTTTAGAACCTGAATTTGTTGACGCTGAAGGAACAGGCGTGACGGTTGCATTAAGCACTATTTTAAACGGTTATACACATCATGTTTATTCAGAATATGACGCCGCAACAATCTTCTTTGGTCAAAATAACGGGCTTACTGATACAATTGCCGCTGACACGGCTTCAGGTGATCCAGATACTTACGCAAATACTGAAACGGGTCAATATTGTAGATTGATTGAAGAACTTATCATTGCAAATCCTGACATAAAGATTTTTTTAATTAGTAAGGGAATTGACGGTTCTACTGTCACTTGGTCTGTTGTTTATGATATTGGTATAAAATATAGTTTGCCCGTTTTAAATTGGGAAGAAAACGGAATTCATAATTTGACAGACGCGGTTTTTCACCCTTTAGATACAATTCATTTTGGTACAATGGGAAACGTTGCTTTTGCTGACGTTGTTTATAAGTCAATAGTCAAATATGTTTATGAAAATCAAACTGAATTTGAACAATATAAAATGATTTAATGCAATGACTGATTCAGAAATATTGACAGGAATAAGAAAATTTTTTGACATTCGTGAACTTGTGGGTCGGGGGGTGTTCAAAAAGTATGGTTCAAAGGGTTGGCGGTTTTTAGACTTCCGCCTTCTTTGGGCTTTGTTGATTATTCGTGAAGGTCTGAATAAAAGTATTACTTCAAACAATTGGCTTCACGGGGGTCCGTTCAGTCAGCGTGGACTTAGAACAAACGTTCAGGGAATTTTCAAGGGATTCTTCCAGAAGTCAAAATTATACTTGTCAGGTCATGTTTTGGGAAAAGCAATTGATTTTGATGTTAAAGGAATGACAGCGGAAGAAGTCAGAAATTGGATTGTCAAGAATGAACATTTGTTTCCGTTTAAAATTAGACTTGAAGCGGGCGTCAATTGGGTTCATTTGGACGTCATTCAAGATGAATCAAAACCAAAGGTTTACATTTTTAAAGTTTAAGATTTTGACAAAAAAGACTTTACATAAATACAAAAGAATTATTGATGAATGGTTTGTCAATGGCTTCAACGGAACACAGGCTTATTTGAAATTTTATAAGCACGTCAAAGACCAGACAGCAACAGTCAATTTTTCAAAAATTCAGTCTTTGCCAGAATTAAAAGATCATATCAGACAAAAGCATGATGACGCCGCAAAGATTGTCAGCATGACACATGAAGGGATTCTTCAAGAATTAAAAAATTGGATTGAATCAGACATTACAGAAACAATGAATTTGACGGCTGATGAATTGAAGGAATTGCCAATTGAATTGAAGCGTTTAATCACAAAGTATAAAACAACAACGCGTGACATTTACGGAAAAGACGCGGAAATTGTTGAAACAATCACAACTGTTCAACTTCACTTTGTTTCAAAGGAACGGGCAATTGATATGATTTCAAAACATTTGGGCTTTTATGAAATTGACAATGAACAGAAGTCAAATGACATTCACATTTATACTTCAAACGAAAAACACAAAGGTTTGATTGAAGATATAATTGAAGGAAAGAAATGAAAACAGGACAATATGAAACAACAACGGCTTTTGAAAAAATATGTAATTTAACAAAGGACGTTAGAATTGTTCAAGGCGGGAAAGGGTCTTCAAAGACAATTTCAATATTGATGTTATTCATATTATTATGTATTTCAAAGCGTGAAGGCTTGATTCTTTCTGTTGTTGCTGAATCAATGCCAAATCTTTTGTCAGGGGCTTTGCGTGACTTTGAAAAGATTCTTAAAAGTTGGGGCTTATTTGATAAATTCAAGAAAAATAACACGCGTCACATTTATTCCTATGGTTCAAATCTGATTGAATTCTTCAGCGTTGACGGTGAAGGTTCAAGACTTGGTTCCAGACGTTCACATTTGTATATTAATGAAGCCGATTCAATAAAATTTTCAACTTACATTGAAATTTATTCAAGAACTTCAGAATTCACAGTAATTGACTTTAATCCAAGAAGAAAGTTTTGGGCGCACAAAGAATTGATTGGTGAAGCGCACGTTGATTTCTTGGTTCTGAACTTCACGCACAATGAATTCATTCCAGAAAAAGAAAAGTCTTCAATTCTTTGGTTTAAGAAGAAGGCTGATGAAGGTTCAAGATATTTCAAAAACAAGTGGCGTGTTCTTGGTTTGGGGCTTCTTGGAATTACTGAAGGCATAATCTTTGAAAACTGGACTGAAGCAAAGCAAGTTCCTTCTGACGCTCATTATTTGGGGGCGGCTTTAGATTGGGGCTTCACAAATGACCCAACAGCAATTGTCAAGATTTACAGATATAATCAGAAGATTTATTTGAAAGAATCTTTATATAAACGCGGTATGTTGAACAGTCAAATTGCAAAGCATATCAAAGAAGACCCTGAATTGTTTGCGGGAATTATTATTGCTGACGCCGCTGAACCAAAGTCAATTGCAGAATTGAAAACATACGGTGTCAAAATCAAGAAGTCAGACGTCAAAGACATTGCTTTTGGAATTAATATTGTTCAGGAATTTGAACTTATTGTTGTAGGTTCAAACGCCGTTGAAGAATTTGAAAACTATTGTTATAAGCGCAACAAAGCGGGTGAACAACTTGACGTTCCAATTGATGACTGGAATCACATCATTGACCCAACAAGATATTTCTTTGCTGAAATGCTTGCAAAATCTTCAATGTCTGGTAATTCCTTTAAATTTGTAAAATAATGGAAATAGAAAATTTTAAACTTATTGATTTTTTTAATCAAGACAGAACCTTGATAGACAATTATGTTGTTGCGTTGCGGTATGTCAAAGCCAAAGAAACAAAGCGTGAATTATATCACATGAAATTGAAGCACGTTGAATTGATAAAAACAACAATCAGTTCAGGAAATGACCGTGACTTGATAAAAATTGTTTCAAAGGTTCAGAAGTGTTCAGAAGAAGAAGTTCTTGACTTGGAAATTATTGAATTCTTTGGTTTGGTCAATTCCATTAAGACACAACTGAAAACAATTGTCAGGGCTGAAGAAAATGCTTTGACGCCTTCTGAAGCCAACATGAAATGGGAAGCGGTCAACGGGTCTGAAAGAATGTCAAAGTTTGGAATCTTCAACACGCTTGACCTTCTGACAGGAAAGAAGCCATATTTGAACAAGGTTTATTTGAATATGATGTATTCAGAAATATTTGCTATTTTGTATAAATGGAAGACAGAAGATGACATTCAGAAAGAAATGAAAAAACTTAAAATTGATTAATTATGTATGAAATAATGAAAGCCATTGCGGCGGCAAACAGTTGGGTTTTTGATTATGGGCGTTCAGACTTTCAAAACCTATTCAACGCGGCTGAACAGAAACTTAAATCACATTTATTTCTTGACCCTGTCAAGATAGGCAAGAACAGGAATGACACAGGCGGCGTTGAAGCAATGGTTTATTCTGGTTCATTTATGCTGTTGTATTCTTCTGACCTTGATGAAGTTTCTTATTCAGACAGATATGAAAAATATATCAAGCCAATTGTCATGACACAAATTGAACTGATTGAAACTGATTTGATTTGCACACAACAGGCAAATATTGAACAATGGGAAATTGTTGAAGTGATTAATATGTTTGACTATAATCTTGACGGAATTATTGTGACTTACAGAATTGTAATTGAAGAATGATTGAAGAAGACAAAATCATAAAAGAAGAAATTGAATCAATTCTTGCTGATATATTGACGGTTTACAATAATTCAGGAAGAAGGGCTTCAGGTGAATTTGAAGAAGGTCTTGAAGCCATTTATGAACCTTACAAGGCAACTATCAAAGGTTATCTTTATTTGGCGGGGCGTGGCAAGACAAAGAAGAAAGGGAAGGCGGGTGAACCAACAGTTCAGGAACAAATTTTGACTTGGTTAAAAGTTCGCGGAATTAAACCAATAAAAGAAAAGACAAGTCTGAAGTCTTTGGCTTTTTTGATAGCAAGGAAGATCCACAAAGAAGGAACAAAGCGTTCTTCATGGCTGAAGATTTATGAACAAGTCATTACGCCTGAAAGAATCAACAGTATTATTGACAGAATTTCAACATTAAACGTCAACAGAATAATAACAGAATTTAAAGCACAACTTGAAGTTTTTGAAAAGGGTGTTTAATTTATAAAAAATATAATTATGGCAATCACATTGACAAAAGAACCTTCTGGCATTTATCCCGCTTACAATGATTCATATATTGAATTTAGTTCAAACATTATAAACGGCAACAGGGCGGAAATTACGGTTTACCCGCTTTCAATTTTCCCGCGTGTTTTCCTAATTTACCCAAATGATGACGGCGTTTATTTGTTCAACTTGAAAGAAGCCGTCAGAACTGTCTTCAATCAAAACGGCTTTGAAGATTCAAACTTTGATTTGTCTGTTTACTGGAAAAGTATTGAAGGGCTTTATTTGTCACAGGATATTGAAATAAATGTTCTGACAGACACAACTTCATTTGATACTTTGTCAAAGACTTACACTTTCTTCAAGGCTGTCAAGCAAATTGCTGAACCTATTTTTTCAAATCCGTTCCGCTTGCTGTCTTATTCTGAAGACGGGGTGAACAATTCATTGACTTACTTTGAAGGCTTTCCGTTTTCCTTTGATATTCTTCAGGCAACGTCTGGAAAGGTTGTGACGGTCAAAAGCCTGAACACAGGCAACACTTCAGACCTTATGACGCCAACAACTTCAGAATCATTCAGAATCAACGTTGACAAAGGCGGTGCAAATAACTGGACGCTTGACAATGTACTTCCATTGACTGACGGCTTGAACAGGCTTGAAATATATGAAGACGGGGTCTTCAAGACAAATCTGTTGTTGAATAAGAAAAAAGAATGTTCTGGCGTTTATTTGAAATGGTTCAACAGGAACGGCGGCTTCAGTCATTTCCTTTTCAATAAATTCTTCATACAACAAACAAAAGGTCTGGAAATTGGCAAGGTGTTCAATGATGAATTCCAGAACATTGAAGAAGCAACAGGAATCTTCAAAAGTATTGGGAAGAATGTGAAAGGGGCTTTGACTATCAAGGCGAAATTTGACGCGGCTGAATACGAAATTATAAAAGACATTTTTGCAAGCCCGCTTGTTCAAATGTATTCATCAAAAACGCAATATCTTGAAGGGTCATTCATTGACGTATTCATTGACGGTTCAATTTCCTTCAGTAATAAACGCCGCCTGAATGACATTGCTTTGATTGTTGAACTTCCTGAAGTAATAACTGCAAAACTTTAAATTATGGCTGACAGTTTATTTTTAAACAAAACGAAAGTTGATATATTTCAAAAGCCTATCACAAGAAAAATCAGAATAGGTGAAGTTTCAGAAGTTGACAAAATGAAAAGTTCATATTCATACACGGTCAGCCTTCCGAAAACTGGAAAGAATCAAGCCTTCTTTGAAATGTTGGGGCTTATTGGGAACACAAGCCGCAAGCCTTATGAATCAATTGTTGCTGACTATATTGTTGACGGCGTTTATTTGGTTTTGAATGGTTCAGCCATTATAAGACAAACTTCAAAAGGTTATCAAATTAACTTGATTGACGGCGTCAGAAGTCTTTCAGAATTGTTGAATGGTTTGAAACTTGTTGACTTGCCGCTTGATGACCTGAACCATATTTTGACAACTCAAAATTACATTGACAGTTTTGAAAACACAGACGGTTTCATTTATGGAATTGCTGATTATGGAAGGGGCGTTTCAACAAGTATCAAAGTTGAAAAGCAAGCACCTTCAATTTTTGTTCATACGTTGTTCAGAAGAATCTTTGAAAGCAACGGGCTGACATTACATGGTGAATTTTTCACTACAAATGAAAAGTACCTGAATGAAGTTCTTGCGCCTTCAGTCGGTTATGAAGTTAAAGAAACGGCGGTGACAAGCACGGCGAAGGGCGGGGCTGATTCTGATGAACTGGAAGCCTTTCAATTTTCAAATGATTATATCACATTTGAAGAAGATTTCACAATGACAGACAACAGCCTTATTGGGGCTTCAATAGTTTCTGGAAATATGAAGTTTTCAGTTGCGGGAATTTATAAAATTGATATGTCTGTTTTTTATTCCCTTTATTTCACTTATGCAAGTATTCAAGTGAAGTTGAATGACACAACAATTTCTTATATTTCACTTTCTGAAGGGAACAGTCAGACCCTTGACAAATCAATTGTCTTCACAGTTGAAGTTGATGACGTTCTTTCATTCATGCTTTCTGGAAGTTCAAAGACAGGATATGAAGACCCGCTTCACCCTTACATGATTGATTATTCAGTTAAGTTTGATTCTTTGATTTATCTTCAAACAGGGGGTCAGGTCATTGCGGCTTCTGACTATATTGGTGACATGAATCAACTTGACTTTGTGAAAGACATTGTCAACAGATATGGTCTTGTATTGCACCCTATTCAGAACACAAATGAATTTCAATTCAAGCGTCTGGAAGCCTTGTTGAATGACAAGACAAACGCTGAAGACTGGACTTCAAAATTGTCTGAAATTGGAACTGAAAATTATATTTCTGGATATGCAAAAAGCAATCTTGCAAATTATCAATATCCTGAAGCAATAGTTGTTCCGAACAATGACGGTGAAATGTTGATTGACAATGAAAACGCGCTTCTTGAAAAGACTTTGTTTTCAAGCCCGTTTGAAATTCCGACAACAGCAAGCAAAATTTCAGGTGAACAGACTTATTTGTTGCCTATTTGGGGTGAAGAAGAAGCGGGAACTGAAGAACAGGAAACAACATTGACTTATTTGACAGGAACTTCAAGCGTATATTTGAAGACTGATGGAACAACGGGGGCTTTAGTTGACGCAAATGTGAAGGAATATGCAAACATTGACCCAACAACAAAGACTTACAAAGCAACAGGAAGCATTGAAGCGGCTGACGGCGCACTTGTTTGCTTTTACGATATTGACGGAAACTTCATTTCCTATCAAAAGAAGGGAACAGGAACTTCAGCCAATTACACAAAGGAAACACTTTTTTTGCCTTCAAATTGTAAGTCAATCAAGGTGTCAGGAATCACAGCCTTTGACGGTGAATTGTACGAATATGAAACAATTGACGTTTCAACGCCCGTGAATGAAGAACAGCCTTTGCGGGTCTTGAACATTGAACGTTTTGACATAAGTTTCACAGCCAAATTGTTTGATGAAGTGACAGGGGTGACGGCTTCAACTGATATTCCTTTCTTGAATCTTGAAAATATGTCAATGGCTTACTTTCTGGCAAACTTTTACAAGGCATTTCAAAGCCTTATTGAAAACTTTAAAAAGCGCAAGTTCCTTTTCAATTTGTCTGTTGTTGACATTTACAATCTTGACTTCTTCAAACTGAAATATTTGCGTCAGACAGGAAGGTTTTATTATATGAACGGCGTTCAATACACAAACGGAAAATTGTCTTCAGTTGACTTGATTGAAATAAAAGAATTTCCTGTGAATTTGCCGCCTTCACAAGTCGGGAATTATTCATTCAATATGAATCACAGCGCAACAAGAACTGTCACGCTTGCAAATATGCTGACCAATTATGAAGACCCTGAAAAAGACGCGGCTTTGAAAATTAAGATCATAAGCGGCTTCAATGCTGATGTACTTTTGAAACAAGGCGGCGTGACCATTACAGCGGAAACGGAAATTGCTGTTGCTGATCTTGACTTGACGGCTGTTGAAGTGTTGGGCGGGGTTTCCGCTTATTCTGAAGCGTGGGTCTTTGCAATTGCTGATTCTGGTTCAGGAACATACGGTTCTTTGACAGGAACCTTGACAGCAAATGTCTTGACTTATGTGAATGTTGCGCCAGTTGCCAACGCGGGAAGCAATCAGACGGGAATGTTGCCAGATTCAGTTTATGGAATTTCATTTACTTTGAACGGTTCAGGGTCTTATGATTATACAGGTGAAATTGTTTCATACTTTTGGGAAATTATAAGTGAACCAACAGGCGCAACGGCAAGCATTTCACAAAGTACTTCAACGCCAACGGCAACAATGACGGTTCCAAATGATGAAGATAATGTTGGCGTCTTTACATTACAATTGACCGTGACTGATGAATTTGGTTTGACTGATACAGATACAATGACGGTGACAGTTCAAATGTTTCACCCTTAAAAATTATATAAAATGGCTGAAAAAGTAAATATTGCAAGTTTGACAATTGACGTTGATGACGTCATAAAAGAAAGCGTAAGGCTTCAGAAGGAAATTGACAAGACAAAGAAGGCACAAAAAGAACTTGACACAACGACTGATGAAGGCGCGGCTTCTTATCAAAAGTATGACGCTCAATTGAAGAACACAAAGAAGGCTTTGCGTGACAATCAACAGTTTGTTTCTTCCCTTGATGAAGCAAACAAAGACTTGACAAAAACAATGCAAGTTGAAAACAAGTCAACGCAAGAATTAAGGGATTCAAGAAGGAATCTGAACCAGATTTCAAAGCAAATAGTTGGAAATACACAAGAAGAAATTGACTTGCGTGAACAACTGAACATTGCAATTGATGACCAGACAGAAGCGTTGCGGGAACAAGGGTCAGAATTCAATAGTTCAAAAGATAAAATTGGCGAATACACGCAAGGAATAAACGCTTCAGATTTAAGCCTTCAAAGTTTCATTTCACAGTCACAAGACGCGGGCGGCGCAACAAAACTTGTCAGCGGTGGTTTAAAGTCGGCTTCAAAGTCAATGTTGGGATTCACAAAAGCGTCACTTGCTTTCATTGCAACGCCAATAGGGGCGGTTTTGGCTATCATTGCGGGGGCTTTCTTATTGATCAAGAACGCAATGAACAGAAGTGAAGAATCAACAACAAAGGTCAAGAAGGCTTTTGCGGCTTTTTCTGGAATAATAAGCGGGGTCATGAAAGTTCTGGAACCTTTGGGAAAATTCTTGATTGATTATTTGGTTTGGTATCTTGACAAAGTTCAAAAAGCGGTCTTTGCTGTTGTTGACGCTTTTATTTGGCTGACTGACAAAGTGGGTCTTGACGGAATTTCAAATGATGTGAAGGAATTCAAAGAAGAAATTGAAGCAACAACTGAAGCGGCGCAAAAACTTGTTGACGCTGAACTTGCTTTGACAAAGGCGCAACGTATTTCAAGAAAAGTTCAACTTGAATACCAAAAGGACGCTGAAAAATTCCGTCAAATACGTGATGACACTTCAAAGTCTATCAAAGAAAGAATTCAAGCAAATGAAGATTTGGGGGCTTCACTTCAGAAGCAAGCAAAAGAAGAAGCCATTATTTTACAGAAAGCCCTTGACCTTGCCAATTTAAGAATTGAACTTGAAGGGGAAACAACTGACGCTTTAAACGCAAGGGCTGACGCTGAAACGGAAATTGCTGATCTTGAAGAAAGAATCACAGGGCAAACTTCAGAACAGTTGGTCAATAGGGTTGGACTTTACAAGGAAGCGTCTGACGCTGTCAAAGCAATTAAAGACCAAGAAGGGAAGGAAGCGGAAGAAGCCGCAAAGAAACAAATTGAACTTGACAAGCAAGTTGCTGAAGCGGCAATTGAATCAGCCCGTTTTGAATTGAATGAATACATAAGGGCAAACAAATCAAAGATTGATTCTGACAAGTTCTTGACAAATGAAGCCGTTACGCAAGAAACAAAAAGGCTGAACGGACTAGCGGAACAAAGACGCAAATATGAAGCAACAAGACTTGAAGAAGGCGCAATCACAGAAGCGGAATATAATGACACAATAAATCAAATAAATGATGAAAATCAGATTGCAATTGATGAAGTAAATCTTGAACGGGAAGAAGCCAATAAAGAAAAGCAAGCAATTGACGCTGAAAATTATTTGATATTTCTTGAAGAACAAACAAACAATGAGCTTGAAAATCAATTAAGAAGACTTGACGCGGAACAGAAAGCGGAACTTGACGCGGCTGAAAAGACTGGCGCAAATAAAGCATTGATTGACGCAAAATATTCAAAGCGTGAAAAGGTTCTTCAGGCGGCAACAACTGACAGTCAAATTGCGGGCTTTGGTCAGGTATTTGATTCATACGCTTCAATACTTGGTGAACAGACAGCGGCGGGAAAAGCGGCGGCAATTGCTTCAACAGTCATTTCAACTTATCAAGGGGCGCAACAAGCCTTCACTTCATTGTCTGGAATTCCTATTGTCGGAACGGCTTTAGGTATTGCGGCGGCGGGGGCGGCTGTCATTGCGGGTGTGAAGAATATTCAGAAAATTACTTCAACGCCAACAACTTTTTCAAAAGGTGACATTCTGAAAGGGAAAAGTCACGCAAGGGGCGGAATTCCTTTTTCTTTGGGCGGTCAACTTGGATTTGAAGCGGAACACGGTGAATCCTTAATCAATGCAAAATCAACAGCAATGTTCAAACCTTTGCTTTCTTCAATCAATGAAGCGGGCGGCGGAAAGAAATTTGCTTCAGGTGACATTTTGGGAAGTTCAGCAAATTCTTCTTCAATGTCAATAATTGATTATGACCTTTTGGCGGCAAGAATATCACAAGCAAATGAAAGTTTGCCAAATCCAGTTGTCAGCATTGAAGAATTCAACACGGTCAATGACAATGTCAATTTTGTTGAAAGTCTTGCTTCTGAATAGAAAACCATTTTAAAGCCTTTTAAGAACAAAAAGGCGCAAGACAACACAAGTTGTCAAGGAACATAAAAAAAGCCGCTTGACTTAACAGGCGGCTTTCATTTTTGGTTTAATTGACTTTTTACTTCTTCTTAAATCTGATTAATTTCAAAACGTCTTGAATCACATTCTTTTCTTTTGGAACTTCTTCAACTTTCTTTTCAATCAGTTCAGCCTTAATTTCAACTTTGTCATCATTCTTGACAACTTTCATTTCAGGTTGTTTTTTAATTTCTGACTTCTTGATTTCTTCAGCCTTTTCTTTTTCCTTGTTTGAATTATAAAGGTTGTTCAATTTTTCCTTTCTGATATTTTCCATTTCAACGCGTAAAGTTGGAAAGGTCAGTTCAGCAATTTCAATCATTGTTTCAATGTCAGAAAGTGCTTGCGTTAAAAGTTGAAAATTTAAGTCAGAAGGGTTGTTTCCAAATTTATGAACAGCAAGGGAAGTTTCAATTGCGGTCTGTTGAAGTGTTGACAATCTTCTTTCAGGCTTCCAGTTCAGGAAGGTTCTTTTGTAAAGATAAAGCCTTTGTTTTAAAGTTTTGTATTGTGGCATATTATGAATTTTTGTGACGGCTGTTGATTGTAAGCGTTGTCGATTTGAATTTAAGTTTCACGCCGTCAATGTTTGTGTTGAAAATATTATTGAATGAATCTATTATAAACGGTTTAAAATTGCACCAAACATTTAGGGGTGAATCTTTGTTGCGCGTTGCATATTCTTTCACGGGGTCTTTCATTTCTGTTCTATGTTTGATGACCTTTTCAACGTAGGTCTTGTTTAATGGCATAAGCAAGCGAATTATAAAGATTTATGATTGAAAATTGATAACCTTTGTCATTAAGAATGAACTGGCGAAGGAATTTGCTGTTGTCAGGAACAATTGTTTTTTTGTTCAAAGGTACTTTATGAAACTTTGCAAAAGATTTCAGAAGTTGAATTGAGTTTGTCTTGTGTTCAGTTTTCCCGTCTTGAATGAAGTCAAGAACAGCAACAATGATTTCAGCCTTCACGCTTTCTGTTTCAGTTCTGTTGAATTTTTCTTTCATAAGGCTTCAGAAATTCCAGCTTGATTAAGTTTCATTTTCTGGTAAAGTTCAACGGCTTCTTTCTTGTTTTCAAGGCTGTATTGTACAAAAGTGACTTCACGCCCGTATTTGTTGAAAGACTTCACTTCATTTGAAATTATTTTGAAGCCTATTTTCCGCAAGTCTGAAATTCTTGCTGTCAAGTTCCAGACGCCGCAAGACAACATCATTGTTTTTCTGTCTATGAAAAGCCTGTTGTATAATTCAAAGAACACTTCTTGAATTTGGCTTTCAGGTAAAGCAATTTTTTTCATGATTTATATTGATTTAAAAGGTTTAAAATTATACAAAACTAAGATAAATTATTTAATAAGCAATTTGTTATTCCAGTTGTGTTGAATTGTGAAACGTGTGTATAAATTTCGGTTGTCTTGCTTGAAGAATGACCAAGAAGTTCTTGAATGAATCTTAAATCAATTCCTTTTTCAAGTAAGTGAGTTGCAAAAGAATGTCTTAATTGATGAGGCGTGACGCTTTTATTTAACTTCTTAGAGCAATATTTTACAATGTTGCTTAAAGAGGTTGCAGAATACTTTGTTCCGATTTCCTGACCATTAAAAACATACTTCAGAGGCTTATATGAATGATAATATTCTTCAAGTTCTTCAATAAAACCTTCATACATTGGAATAAATCTGTCTTTGTTCCCTTTAGATTGCTTCACAATTAGAACTTTCCTTTCCCTGTCTATATGATTAAACTTTAGATTAATCAATTCTTGTCTTCTTAATCCAAAATAATACAAGGTTTTAAGTATCATTAAATGCTTGATGTTTCTTGCATTTGAAAACATAATCTGAATTTCTGATTGTGATAATACAACAGGAAGTTGCTTTTCTTTTCTTGGTCTTACAAATTTTACTTTGTCATATTTCCTTTCAAGAATCTTTTCATAAAAGAATTTCAAAGCGTTTATTATTTGATTCTGTTGTGAACCTGAAGAATATTTGTATTCATCAATAAACTTTTGCAAATCCTTTCCAGTTAAATGCTGATAGTATTTGTCAGTACTTTTCAGAAATATTTCAATATAATGAAGATAAACTTTAATAGTGTTTTCAGAATACCTTATTTGTTTAAGTTTTCGTTTGGCAATATTTAAAATATTATCATTCATTATATTGATATTTAGTTAATTAAAAAGGGGTGAATTTATTTAGTAGTTAATTTGCAAGCCGTGATGAAGAAAGACGGCCTACAAATAACATAGGCTATATTCAAAAAATGCTTTTAGTCATGTAACAATTCTGGATTTTCATAAATATTGCCAATAATAGTAATATAACCACCGTAGATGCGTGAATAATCTTCTCTTGTTTTTACCAATTTCATTGACCATCCATTAACGTACCATACAATTTCAAAAAGTAGATTCTTATAATCAGATTTAACAATATCACCATCGTATAATTCTTCCCCATTTTTGTCTTTTATACAGGTGAATTGGCATAATGTCTCAAAAATAATATCGCTTTCTAATCCTGTATCTTGGTTATGTATTCTAAACTCATTAGAACAACCTTCAAACCTCTTAGAGTGAATGAAGTTTCCGTAAACCCATTCTGAACTCATTGCCTTTGCTCTAAATTTAATTTCTCTTTTCATTTTATTGTGTTTTAGTTTTTTAGATTAAGCATTTTCATAAATATAGCCCTATTCGTTGTACACAATATGGCTACGTTCCAGTTTTAATTGAAGGTTCGTGCATATCAGTCGTAATAATATTTTTTTTCCCTCGCTTTTTTCTTACTCATACTTTTAAAAATGTGGGTAATCATTCCAACTTCCCATCCATTACCAGTTGCTTTTATAGTTTGGTTTAGGCTTATTTCATCACAGTAATTATCGGGTAGATTCATTAGTCTGCACCTTTCAATTTTAGTGTAATTCCTGTAAGGTAGTTTTCTGTTAAAAGCGTCAGGGTGTCGCCCTATCTCCATTGTGGTTAAAACCGTGTCTTTTGCTACCGTAGTAAGGCAGTTACTTTTATCTCTGTTAGTTGCTCTTACTTCAAGGCATTGGGTTATCGGTACGGTTTTATCATAGTCTTGGCGTTTACCAC